TGCAGTGGCAACCACAGGCGGCTCCCCTCTCGGTTCACGGATCTTTGGAGAAGACGGCAGCTGATCCTCACGCACATCATTAGCGGTGCAATAGTCCTGGACATCAGGCGCATCCTTCAGGGTTCCGTCCTTTCCATAATACTGCCGAATACCAACCACGATACCAAGCCCACGATTGACAAGGCAATTTGGATTGCCAAAGTCAAAAGTGAAATTCGGGTTCGTATGTTCAACAGCATTAATGAAGCGCTTGAAGAAGCCCATGCTCTTCTGCCGATAGTACACACGGAACTTGTAAGACCAATTCCCAAAGCGCTCATAGGCATCAATGGCGATGTTTTTACACTCACCTTCCACAACATCATACTCGATTTCCAGGAACTGATCCTTATCATTGTCAGTTACCTTCTTAATAGCGATAACGTAACCGCCAGGAACAAGGCGCGGGAAATCTCCGCCGGCTTCTTTAATATCTTTCCAATTTGTAGGCTGCTTAATCATTATTATCTCCTTCATTTAAAATTATTGATTTTATTTCTGCTGGAATATTAATCTCTTGCACAATGCATGGGAACGTGACTTCGCACATAGGAATATTCCCAGCATTAACAACTAATTTAACTTTTGATACATAATTTGATACATCAACATTGTTAATAAATAACACATACCCCATATTGAGAGGCGTATCATCTTTTTTAATTAATGATACTTTTGCTGGTATCACGTTTGTATCACCTCCCCTGTTTCAGGATTTGTAAAAGAACCATTCTCTGCTTTAAGCAGAGGGCACCAATAACCAGGGATATTATCGTTAATAATGTACTCTCCGGTTCTGCGACACTGCTTACGGGCGTATGTTTCCAGCAGCGGGCAGTATTTGCAGCACACTTCTTCGTCAGTGAAGAAAATGTTCACCCAGCGCTCTGTATATGACAGGCAACTTCCTTCAGTTGCTTTCGCCATCTTCTTTTACCACTTCTATCGGCTCGATTATGATGGTTACATTCTTTTCTGTGCCATCCTCAAAATACTTCATCTTTGATACAATCGGGATGATAATCGTCAGGTCAATGACCTCGAGATTCTCAATAACCATCTGCTCATGGAAGCCAAATCTCAAGACAATGTTATACATTTGTTTTTTCTCCTTTCTGCTGTTCTGCTGCCATGCCCCAAAATTCACGGATGCGAGAATCTACGAATTTCAGATCATTAGCAATCTCATACTCAAACATGCCCTCCGGCGATTTCTCCACGCCTGTGCCGTTGCTGTTCGTAATGAACACATGTTCCTTTGCTTTAGTGATGCAGTGGAGGCAGATGGTAACCATGCCCTCAAGGCACACCTTCTGATCGAGCAACTTGCCAATAGTACGCAAGCGGGTATTGCCAAAATCGTCACTGTCTTCGTGCATCAGGCAATACACAAGAACATCATCAGGCAGTTCCGTTTTGATAAACCGGATCAGCGCCCATACGGAGTCACCGATCTGATTGTAAAGCTGGAACTGATCGCCTTTACCATGCCCACGCATAAACGTGTTCGTCAGGATGTAGCCGAAGTCATCAATCACTGCAACCTTGCAGGGCATCGCTTTCAGCTTTTCCTTAATGGTCTGCACGTTATCCGTTCGCAGTTCATACTTGAACTTTTTAGGGAATGGCATCCGCTTCCCTATCACATTCACCAGGAAGATCTCGTCTTCCTTAAAATTCAGCAGTGAACGGGATTTCCCGCTGCCGCTCTTGCCATAGATGATTATTGCTTCACCCATTGTTTGTTTTTATTCCTCCTTTGGTAATTCACTTCTTTTATATTCTTCTCCATAAAATTCTTCTATGATATCGCATTGCCGGAGTATTTCTTTTGCCCACTTTTTGATATGTCCTGGATAAAGCTCTGCGTAAGCACCTGCCCTATAAATTGCTTCTGCCAAATCCTGAATACGTTTACCTGCCGGAATGTAAGACGGTGCGCATCCTAATGGCGGTCTTGTGTAATCACTCATTTGTCATACCCGCATTGCTCTGCTGTATAACCAACATGAGCGATCTCAATTTCAGCATCTTCGCAATATCCATCAGGAGCATGCTTTATGTCTTCCGGCACATTTAGCTTTGCTCCACAATTCGGACAGTAGTTATCAGGGTAAATCTCCACGCCGCAGTTTGAACATTTCCCGTTCCAATAGTAAAACTCTTCCTTATATCCGAATGGAATCCAATCTGCTTCAACCATCTGACACCTCCTGTTTCAGCCATTTCAAAGCACATTTACCGCAATCTTTGTCTGTTAATTGGCATCCATCCCCAAGAATACACACAACATCGTCAGGACACCAAGGTTCATAGAAAACATCTTCTTGCAAAAACTTTGCCAACTCCTCATCCGACATTGCTCTAATTTTATCCCCATTTTTCATATGTTTCTCCTAACTGATGTGGTAAATGCCTTTTCAATTGACCATCCAAGCCGATACAATCTGTCATACAATATATGATAAGATATTCCAAGTTTTTCTGCCCAATACGAAAGTGCCATTCTTTCCCCATCAAAAGTTATGAAAATTGTTTTTTCTTTATTATTTGCTTGCTCTCTAACAGTTGCCCACCTGCAATTTGATGGTTCATAATTTCCAAGACAATTTATCCGATCAATTGTCATATTATCATTGTACCCTTTAGATAATGCCCAATCACGAAACGCAGAAAAATCACGCCACTCATCGCATACAGATATTCCTTTTGCTCCGTATCTATTCCAAGATGTATCGTTAGGGTTTGTACATCTTTGAATGATTCCAGCCCATTCCCGATAGAGCCTTGTGCCAACACCACCATGAATGGTATTTTTTTCTGCACTCCGTTTTGCGGAACAGCATGAACAACGCTTTGTGTTGCCACTTGTAACTGAATTCTTACGAAGCACAACCTCGTTTCCGCAATCACATCTAAATAACCAATAGTGTTGACCACCATTAACACGGTTATCACGATGGTCAAATCTGATAGCCGTTAGTTCTCCAAACTTTTGCTGTGTAATATCCCTTGTCTTATTTGGTTGGAAACAAGTCTTACCCATCATTACCCTCCGCTTCGATGACTTTAGTCCATTCAATCATCTCATTCCATTTATTAACCGCATCGAATTCCGTTTTCCCTACAGGAGATTCCTTGTGGCAGTTGTTGCATTCATAAAACAGACCTTCTGCTGTCCACCATTTAGTCCTCCTGTTGCAACCACATACACATGGTAACTTCTTTGGCATTTTCTTTATCGGAATTAATTTGTAGCCAAGTTTTGATGCTTCTGCTTTTAATTCAAAAATGTCCATCGCTCATGTTCCCTCCGCTTTTACCCTTTTATTCCATGCTCCCACGGCATCACATCTCTGCTTATAAAGTTTATCTTGATTTATTTCACACTTGCTACATTTCACAAAATATCCCCAACCACCAAGATCATGTACTTCTGCTTTTCCTCCGCAAAATGGACAACGCAGAGGCAGTTCTATCTCTATCATCATTCGCCCTCCCTTTCGATGATTGTCGGTGCTGACCGCAACCAATCCGCAACGATGAAATAATCATCAGTATAAACATCTTCAATGTCGGGATCTTTCTTCCGTGCTTCTTTGATTGATTCACGCAGTGCATCAGCATCAATCAACCTGCCATGTGTAGGCACTTCAATGAGTGGGCAGTCTTCAAGATATTGCCCATCATTAAAAAGCCTGTGTTTTCCTGTAAATGTGCATGAAACAAGTTCACACGATATGCCACTAATACCCGAAAACGGGCAAAGTTCACACCTTGCTGGCATCTTTATGCCCTTAATTAACACACTCATACTTTCCCTCTTTTTTTCTTTTCAGCATAGCGTTTACGCCTTTCCGTCTGCCGATTTGCCAGCAAAAAACTTCTCGCAATTTCAAATAATGCTTTTTCTTGTTCAAGTGTAAACAAAGGGTCTTCCAAATATCGGGGAGAAATAAATATTTCATTACCATCTTGCCACACGGAAATTTCTCTATCGGATACCATCACTCACCATCCTTTGGCGGTTCAGGTTCGACAATTGGCATCCAATGCGTTATATATGGGTTATTTGTATTGTGATACCATCCGCTCTTTAAGAATGGTTCATCATCTGACCAAGGCATGCCACGTTCACCTTCCCACATGTCAAGAACTGGTTCTGTTCCGTCATAAATCCATGTCCAACAATCTTCCATCGGAAGTGCATCATGGACATTAATCCATTTCGGTTTATTCTTCACAATAACATCGTTACTCGCTTGCAATGCAGATATCAAATCAGCTATAGCATTTGCAGCTTCAGCCATCAGTTTTGCTTCTGTATCAGGACACCACGGTGCTCGTTCGCAGAGTTTTGAAATCAATTCATCGTACTTCATCATCCACCATCCTTCCAACGGCAGCCATCGCAAGCACCAAGGTGCGCTCTTTTGTAGTCTCCGCACCGCAAACACAGTTCATTGCGCAGATCTTTCAGATCACGCTTTGCTTGATCAACGGCATCTGCAAAATCCGGATCTGTCAGATTTCGGAGACAGTGCCGTGTATAGCGGTTCAACCGCTTCAGTAATTCATCCACCAAGAATCACCGCCCATCCAAAACAATCCAGCGCCAGCAGGAACAGTTCAAACTGAATAAAGGCAATCATCCCTTTATCCTCATTTGCGCCAACTCGGCTGCAATCCATGCCATAGCATATGCGATTGCTTCCAGGTTACTGTCTCTCTTAACATCCTCATAATATGTTGTTCTTTTCGCCTCCATTGCTTCTTCAAATTTTTTCTGATACATTCTTGTATCCATGGCTTCCTCCGTATTAAATAATTAATGCGGCGGCTCGATTTAAAATTAAAATAATGATAATTGCGTTTCTTCTACTTGTTCTTTTCCCCATTGCTCTGCCATCGCATTAGCAATACCGAAAAAGGTTTTGCTTCTGATGATTGCGGTTCTTGGATCATTCCATGCAATGATTTTCCCATTCTCATCTCTTGCACAGTCTAAACTTGAACCAACAGAAAAACCGTGTGATTTGATTTCCCCAGGATCAACAATGTTTGTAGGCTTTAGCAATGGTAGATTCTTTAACCACAGGCAAGTTGCTTTTCTCGCATGATGTCCATATTCATACGGCTGGATAATCTGATCTGCTTTCCGGTATGCAGTATTCATAATCCCTATAGGATTTTCTACTGCAACTTTCGGAGCAGATGCGAGAACCATCTGCATGAAGAACACAATAGCTTGGTATCTGTCTTTGTACCTTTGCCTTGCCTTGTCTCCGTATTTGTTAATGTCATACCAGGCATTACCGGAAACTGTAAGATAGGTACACGGTGGATGAGCAATAAGTAGATCCCATGAGCCGTCAACACTCACTTCCACCCCCCCCTACTGTAACCGTTTTGACATTTCCGTTCAGTAGAGGAAGAACATCACCTTTGATATGCCACTCAGGATGACCACCGGAACAATCCTGTATATCGCAAGAAAAAGCGTTATGCCCACGGTTACGGAATGCAGTGCAGACAGCTTGGCTTTCTTCACACGCTACCAGCACATTCATTCTTGCGTTCCTCCATCAGCATCTTTCTCTGCTTCCGTCTTTCCTCAACGGTTTTCCCTTCCCGAATGAACAGCGGGCATTCTATGACATGGTAGGTTTCCATTTCATATTCTGTTCTGTTTTTCTCTCTGCGGTTGATCTTTACCACAGTAGGAACAGCCGTCCACCCTTCAACAGGGTCAAGCCGTTTACTCCAGGAGCAGAATCCAACACAACGGGCGCAATCATTACAAAGCTGAAATGACTTGCCGTTAATGCTTCTAACCTCGCAGCCATCGACAATCTCTATAGGCTTTCTTTTCTTCCGGCGCTTTTCAGGATCTTTAATGGCATCCCTACGCTCACCTGCGCCAAGCACTGTCATCTTATATTTCGCACCAGTGATAAGGCTTTCTGCGGTCTGATCCTCTACAGGGCGATACAAGCGCACCTTAACGTACTGCTTGCTTCTTCCAAGGAAATCGCTTGCGGCCATCAGACTGCCAATTCGGATCTCTTCGCCTGTTTCAAGATCTGTGAGCATAATCGCTTTCGGAACCGACATCAGATCCTCGTCTTTCTCCAGCTGCTATAATCCATCCAGGACGGATCATAGGCCTCATCGTCATCAAACAGACCGCAAAACCGCTGCAATGCAACTAGCAATGTTGCCATGAATTTCATCTTGTTATTTTCCTCCAATCATGTTATAATAATAGAAACCACTTTTATTAACGCCTTTCGGTATTCGCAGTACCGTGGGCGTTTTTCTTATCTGTCGGACATGAACATTTCCCTGTGATAATCTGCTTCATTTTCAAGCTTTTCTACTGTGCGCTCATATGCATCCTCTGTTGTCAAACACACATCGCAACCAACAATGTCTCCACTGCTGACCTCAACAATGTATGTTTCACATTCGCATCCACATATCGGGCAAATTACTTCCATGTCACACCTTCCACTTCTTTACAAGCGCTTTAATCAGCTTGTCATATTTCCACAATGGCAACCTGCCTGTATTGCGCAATGTTTCTTGCAGTTCCTGTTCAAAATTCATTTTGCGTGTAGCATAGTCCATGCCATCAATCACGCTTTTCGGTAGATCCGGCATCATCTTCCTCCTCTTCAGTAAAAAAATGAGAACCAATGTATGACATCAACGCTACGAAAAAAATCTCTGTGGCGAAAACCGCCAAAACACCTGCCCAAAACAAACCCAAATTAATACCTCCTCATTTCTTTCTCTCTTCTTCTCCGTTGCTTATACATAGCATCGGTATACGGGAACTCTCTGCATTCAGCTTTTGCGGCTTGTTCAGCTTCATACTCACGCTGCCGCTCTTCACAGTTATGGCATCCAGGGTGGCGCTTTTCACATTTAAAGCACACCGTCTTCTTGCCGGAGTTATACTGATCAACCATAACTACCTCCGTGCAAGCTGGCACTTCAGATGCGCCAGGGAACTGATTGAGATCCCGCCATTTTTAATGCCATACCTGCGCCTTACGGTCTTTGGATCGCAGCCGTCAAAGCGGGCTACTTCGGATGTTGTTATCCAATCCTTCTGATACATAGCCCACAGGCGTTCAGTAACCAACCGTTCTTCAGGATATTCTTTTGCCATCGCTCACCTCTTATGCAATATCTAACTGATCTATTGCTTCAAATACTTTGGCTAATTCTGTAAGCGTTTCGTACTTCTTCTTGAACGCCAACATTTCACGATATGCAAGCTGCAACAGTTTTTCTTTATCATCTGCATCAGACAAAATAAGATCAATCCGCTTATATTCAGGGGCTTTCTTGACAAGATTAAAGTACATTCGCACAGGTTCTTGGTCTTTCTTAACGATAACCAAACTGTTTATAATCTTTCTTGCTTGCTGTTCACGGTACTGCTCTGCTGCTACAGAATCATTCCATTCAAACGCATTATGTAATGGGGCATCTTCCGGTCTACTGATATCAACAAGATTCTTCGCCGTTAGCATCCCCTGGCTTGCAAGAATTTCACACTGTTCAGCAGCAATATTTGCATCTACTTTAATAATTGCGCCATCTTTGTATTTATACATTGTTTTTCCTCCTTTCTTTTATTACCTGCCGCAACTCACCAAAACAATCCTTGCCAGAACCAACCCCAACTTTCCCAAACTGCCTAACCCCGTCAAAACGCATCAGACCTCACAGCAACATAGCTTGCCCCAACTTAACTGCCGAACCGCATCGGAACGTACCACAACTAATCATAACCAACCCAAACCTTCTGAACCTCAACTGCCATACAAAAACAATCCTCGCATTACCATATCTTGCCCAAACTCACCAGGACTGCCCAACCCATACATACCACTACGGAACGCAACTGACCTTAACTCGACTGCCTAATCATGTATGCTCAATATGGAACATTCCGTTCCTACCATCTCTTTCCGGTCTCCATTCACCAAGACCGCAGACATATCCACCAGCTTCAATAGCATTGATGATATTGGACAGGCTAATATCGCCGGAAGCATTGTAAGAAACTTTTAAATCAGCATACCAATTGTTGAACTGCGCTCTGTACCGAATATCAGCAGTTCCCATTCCTATCTTTACCATGTCCTCTCTCATGGTTGGAACATCAGAATGAATCTGCACCATTCCGTCATCGTCACCTTCAATAAAGAAAGCTCCACGAAGACCCATCTGATTCTTTACCCATCCAAGGCGATACGCCGCAGAAATCGCAGCCTGTTTGATTGCCGTTACCGGAAAACCAAATGTAGCACCATCCATAATTGCTTTATTAAAAGCTTCCATGCACACTTCCTCTGAAGCATCATCAGGATATTCCGGTTTGTGGCTCAACCAATAAGCAGATTGAATAAAATCATCAACAGGATTGCGAATAGCTTTTTTCTTCCCCTTTGCTTTTCCCTGCTGCGCTTCAAGCATCATGCGCTTTGCTTTTTCAGACCATGCGTGCATAATCAGTGGAGAATCGCCAACGATACGAATCGTAATCTCTCTGATATCAAGTGGACGGATCTCAATCGCCTGTTCTTCCTTTTTTGTAGTTGCCATAATGTTTTCCTCCTTTAATAAATTAAAAATATTTGTTTCGTTCGTTTCTTTTGGTCTTTTTAAGACCATTACAGATTAAAAAAAATACGATCTACATCGTTAGCAGTAAGAGAGTATCTCTCTTTTATCAGAAATATTTCATTCTGCCGGAAGGAACTTTTCCCGTTGATTTTGTCACTCAAATTGGAATTTGATATGCCAAGCACAACTGCAAGCCGCCCTTGCGTGTCTCCGAATTCACGGATTTTACCCTTCAAAAGATCACTATTCATTAATCCACCTCCTCATTTTTATTTGGTCTTTTTAAGACCACAAGCATAATACTACTATTTTTTTGTCTTGTCAAGAACATTTTTCTTGATTTTACGAAAATTTGTGGTAAAATAAAGACACAAAATAAAAGGAGCAAAAACATGAATACAAGTGAAAGGATAAAACAGGCGAGAAAAGCTGCCGGATTAACGCAAGAAGAATTGGCGAAAAAGCTTGGTGTCAAGCACTCCGTTATTTCAAAATATGAATGCGGGCGGGTTGTTAATCTGAAACGTGATGTTATTTCTAAAATAGCAGAAGCCCTTAATGTAAGACCGTCCTGGCTGATGTGCATGGATGACATAAAAGAAAACCAACCCACTAATAGTGAGTTGGATCAGAATTCTATTCAGCTTTTAGAAGCATTTAAATCTCTGTCGAAGGAACAGCAGAGGATGATAATTGCTCAATTACAAGGTTTAACGCAGTTTCAAAAAGATCAGGATGATTGATTAATATTTGCGTAAACTCTTCAATTTCGTCCATCTTGTTCACCTCATTTTTTATAGAGGGAGGCAATCACACGAGCCGCCAAGCATTGACCGCCTCCCTGCTTGCTTGGGATGGCTATATTATAATAGTTACTTGTGTAACTGACAAGTACCAAAATTTTGGTAGGTATTTCTTATGTCACTTCCATCAACAAGAGAAATTATTTTAAAGCTTAAAACCGTTAAGGAAGAAAAGAAACTTTCTGTGCCATGCATTCAAAGAATGTGCGAAGTGTCAGGACATTATATGGCGATTAACACATTCAGAAATATATTTGCAAAAGGCTCAGAGAATAATTCTTTCAGCTATGAACATACCCTTAAACGGATAGCAGATGTTCTGCTGCCGGAAAGCATGACAGCAACTGAAGCAGATATGGATCTGAAACTGCTGACAAATCAGCTTATTAATGAACGCAAAGAACATAAAGAACAGATAGAGAAATTGAACAGACGGATAAAGGAATATCAATCAAAAACTGAAAGACAGGAAGAACTGATAAAACAACTATTGGAGAAATGTAATGTGGCAGCGGAAAAGTGATAACCGCTGGTGTGAGCGGGTTGATGTTCCAGGCAAAAAGGACAAGAAGCTAATAACTGCAAAATCCAAGACCGAATTAAGCAAAAAGCTGAAATCCTACGCCACATATACAGAGCATGGCAGAACCTTTAAGGAATCCGCTGAAGCCTGGGAAGCAGCACACTCCGGCATCATCGAAATGAAAACCATGCAAGCCTATAAACCGCATGTAGAGCGGGCTATAGACCACTTTGGCGAACAGTTTGTTGTAGACATTACCCCTGACGAAATACAAGCATACGTTGACTTTTTAGCCGGAAAGCGGTATGCTAAAGACACTGTGCGCCGTGCGCTGAATGTGGTTAAGATGATCATCAACTATGAAATAACCACACCAGGCTCTGTTGTCAGGATTAACCCATGCGCTGCCGTTAAAATTCAGAAGGGTCTGAAAAAGACACGGCGTGAACCGCCAACTGCTGATCAGCTTATTAAGGTAACGCCGGATTCCACCTTTGGTCTGTTCGCCTACTTCCTACAGTTTACAGGGTTGCGCCGTGGAGAATTGTTAGCCCTGCGCTGGGAAGACATAGACAGAAAAAATAAAGTGATCCATGTCCATTCAGGCGTGTCCTATGCTTCCAACCAGCCAAAGCTGAAAACCACAAAGACGGAAGCTGGGCAGCGTGATGTTGCCCTGCTCGATGTCTTGGCAGATGTGCTGCCGAATAAAAAGAAGGGTTATGTATTCGGAGATGATAAGCCCCTGTCAGCAACGCAGTTCCGTAAGGGCTGGCTATCGTGGTGCAGATCCGTAGGGCTGGCTGAAGCAGAAGTGACCACTTTCAAAGGCAAGAATGGTCACACCTACACTAGCACAAAATGGAAACCACTTGTCACCCCGCACCAATTTCGACATGAATATGCCAGCATGCTGGAAGAGGCTAAAATCAGCGAATTTGCTGCCAAGAACCAGCTTGGTCATTCATCCATCATGGTAACGAAGGACATTTACACTCACATTAGGGAGCGCAAAGCTGGGCAGAATGTAGCTGAAGACCTGAATAAGTTCCTTCAAAACAAAGGTAAAGAATAGGTAAAGATATCTGATTTAACCGCTAAATAATGGCAAATCATGCGCCCTTTTAAGGCGGGTGTCCGGGGTTCGAGTCCCCGCTGGAGCATCAGTTAAAAAGGTTCTCTGAAACACTAAAAAGTAGTGAAATCAGAGAACTTTTTCTTTTATTTGTTCCGTATATTGAATTTTCTGTTTTGCTTGCGGAAGGGAAAATAAGGGAGAAAAAGGGCATATTCGGGCATTATTTAGGTAAACTTTAGGTAAACTTTTTCGTCTCATTTTTGGCATAGAAAAACGGCAGAGGAGTTATCCCCTGCCGTCTTTTTTTAGCCCTGTTCCATCTGCGTAATCATCCGCTGAATGCTCTGCCTTGTCTGCTCGTCCGGCGCACTGTGCATCAGGTCACGCAGTTCCTCGATGTATTCGCTGTTGGCATCAGCACGGGAATATCCACGGTCACGGGAAGCATATCTGCCCATGCTGTCACGCTTTGCGTTTCTGCCCCTTCCACGGGCATAGGACATTCCGTCATCGTAGCTGCTGCCTCTGTAAGAGCGGTTTCCATAGCTGCCATCGTAGGCTTCACTATAGCCGTCATCCATTTCGTCCTCATATTTCCAAACACAGTAGATATCCTTCACAATATCTACCAGCCTGTAAACACTGTCGATCTCTTCACGGCTGCGGAATTTACCATTCTTTTCGATTGCTTCAAACTCGTTATCGGCAAGTTTGAGAAGTCCGTCAAGATGTTTCATTTCGCACCTCCGTTAAACGGCGGGTGCAGTACCAAGCTGGTTAATGAGATACTGTGTCTGTGCCGTCAGGGCGTTCTGCACATAGTTGTTCTCTTCCAGGAAGTTAATGCGATTGTTCTGTTCAACAATCTTTTCATTCTTGGCATCAATCTTATCCTGGCACATCTTGTCAAGGATCGCCTGTGTCTGCTGCTGAATTGCCAAACGGGTAGCTGCGCCCTCTGTGGCAACTACGTTCTGCGTTTGCACCGTGGCAAGTCTGTTATCGCAGCAGCACTGCGCAAGCTGGCTCTGAATGCCATTCACACTCTGAAGGATATTCATCTGCGTAGAATTGAAGCCATTGCACAGGCTGGTCTGAATATCGCCAAAGCCGGAAGTTATCGCATTCTGAATGCCGCCAATCTGCGTTCCAAGCATCTGATCCCTGAAGCCATCGTTGATATTCTGCGAGTTATTCATCCACGGATAAAGACTATCAAAGCCGCCGAAGCCGCCACCCCAGCCACCTCCGCAGAGAAGCAGAAGCAGAAGAATCCACGCCCCGTCACCACCGAAGAAGTTGCCGAAGCCACCACCACCATTGCCATATGCCGGAGCAACAGGCATGGACAGGTTCACACCACTGTCATCCATATTAATTCCTTTCCACCGCTAAACTGTTTGCGGTAAGCGGGCATTGCCCGTTATATTTTCACTGCTGTCTATGCGCACTTGGCAGCAGGTGAATACCTTTCATAATTGCAAGTTTTTGCAATTAAACTTGCTACGTTGCAATTTAAGTTTCAAAAACATGGTATTTTTGAACTTATTTGAATCTCTGCATCATCTGATACGCATTGTTGATTTGTTGCTGGCTCACCTGCCCTGTTTGAACAAGA